ATGAGCCCCATCCTGATCGTGCCTCCAGCGGCAGAGCCCGTGACGCTCGCCGAGGCGAAGCTCTACCTCAGAACCGCCAGCCCTGACGAGGATGATCTGATCCTCGCGCTGATCCGCGCTGCCCGCCATCTGGTCGAGGCCGCGGGCAACCGGCTGCTGGTCAGCCAGACCTGGCGGCTGCTCTGCGATGCCTGGCCGCCCGGTGGCATGCTGCGCCTGCCGCTGGGTCCGGTGATGGCGGTGGCTGCGGCGCGCGTCAGGGCCACTCAAGGCCCCGCCATGGTGGTCGATGAGGGCGCTCTCCGGCTTGAGCCGGGCTCCGATCCGCCGCTGCTGCGCCTCGCCGGCCCGCTCCCCGCTCCGCAATGGCCGCATGCCGGCATCGAGATCGACCTGGTGGCCGGCTATGGCGCGCCCGCCGACGTGCCCGAACCCCTCCGGCAGGCAGTGCTCATGCTGGTGGCCCGCTGGTTCGAGAACCGGGGCGATGCCGCCAGTCATGGCGATGCGCGCCTGCCTGCCGATGTGCTGGCCCTGCTGGCCCCCTTTCGCCGCGCGAGGTTGTGACATGGCCCATCCGCCCGCAAAGCCGATCGGGGCGCTTGGCCGCCGCCTTGTGCTCGAACAGCCCGTCGCCACGCCCGATGGCGCTGGCGGCATGGTCATCGCCTTCGCACCTCTCGCCACTGTCTGGGCCGAGGTGCGCTGGCTCTCCGGTGACGAGCGCTTCGTGGCTGGCCGGCCCGAGCAGGCCGCCCGCCATGCCATCACGCTGCGCTGGCGCGGCGATGTCACCGCCGGCATGCGCTTCGTCGGCGATGGTGCCGTGTTCGGCATCGTCTCGGCAGGTGACCCGACCGGAGAGCGCCGCAGGCTGGTCTGCCAGTGCGAGGAGATTTCGCCATGATCGATGCTGTCATCGCTGTTCGCCGCGCCCTTCAGGCTGCCTTGCTGGCCGACGCGCCGTTGCTCGGCCTTCTCGGTGGCCCGCGCGTCCATGACGAGGCTCCCCGCGCCGCTGCCGGACCGTATGTCGTTTACGGCGATGTCGAGGCCCGCGACTGGTCCACCGGCACGGACCTGGGTTGCGAGCAGACCATCCGGCTCGTGGTCTGGGCTGGCAAGGGCTCCGAAAGCGGGGCCGCGCTGGTGATCGCGGGCCGGATCGGCACCGTGCTGCACGATGCCGCGCTGTCCGTGAGCGGGCACCGCCTCGTGCAGGTGCGCGTCACAGGGCTCGATCTTGGCCGCGAGACCCGCACGGGGCTGTCCCGCGCCACCGTCATCCTGCGCTGCGTCACCGAAGCCGCCTGACCATCGCTCCACCCCTGTTCTTCACCCGCCAAAAGGACCACTCGCATGTCAGCACAACGTGGCAGGGACCTCCTGCTGCGCGTCGAAAGCGCGCCCTCTGTTTTCACCACCATTGGCGGTCTCCGTGCCCGCCAGATCGCCTTCAATGCCGAGGCGGTCGACATCACGCACGCCGAGTCCACCGGCCGCTGGCGCGAGTTGCTGGCTGGGGCCGGCATGCGCCGCGCCGCCCTGTCCGGGGCCGGCGTGTTCAAGGACGATGCCTCCCATGCCCTCGTCCGGCAGCTCTTCTTCGATGGCGAGATCCGCTCCTGGCAGATCGTCATCCCCGATTTCGGCGTTGTTGAGGGCGCGTTCCAGTTGTCCTCGCTGGAGTATCGCGGCGAGCACGCGGCGGAAGTGACCTTCGAGCTGTCGCTCGATTCCGCCGGCGCACTGACCTTCGCGGCCCTGTGAGGCGACCATGGCCAACATCCATCGCGGCGAGGTGCCGCTCACCATCGGCGGCCGGCAACTCACCCTCAAGCTGACGCTCGGCGGCCTGGCCGAACTGGAACACGCGCTCGGTGCCGGCGATCTCGCCGGTCTCGGCGAGCGGCTGGCGGCAGGCCGCATCTCGGCCCGCGACATCATCGGCATCCTGTCGATCGGCCTGAAAGGCGCCGGCCACCGCCTTGCCGACGACGAGATCGCCGCCTTGCCGGTGGATGAGGGGCTTGGCCCGGTGATCGCGGCGATCGCGGCGCTGTTCAGCCACACCTTCGGGGAGGCGGAGGCGGCACCTGCCGCAAACCCTCCCAAGCCGTAGCCGCCGGCCCGGCAGTCGTTGCGCCGCGCCAGGCTTTCCCCTGGCGTGAGGCCATCGCCTTCGGCATCGGCAGGCTGCGGCTCGCCCCGGACCTGTTCTGGTCACTGACACCCGCCGAGTTGCTGCTCATGGCCGAGGCTGGCCGCCCCACAGCGTCAGCCCTCGACCGGGCGGCCCTGGATGGTCTGATCGCGCGCCATGATCGGCCGGTGCCCTGAGCAGACCCGCCGGCGTCAGATGCGCTGCGTGCGCACCACGGCAAAGCCCTTGCCGGCCATGCAGGCGACCAGCGCGCGGTTGCCCATCTCGGTGGCCAGTTCCTCCTGCCGGCGTGCCAGCAGCGGGCTGGCGACCTTGAGCTGCTCCACCGTGCAGGCCTCGCGGGCCTGCCGGAAGGCCGCGGCTTGCGCTGGCGGATAATCGAACACGAACCGCGTGGTGCTCGCCGGCTGCTGACACCCCGCCAGAGCTGCCGTGCCAGCCAACAGCCCCAGGAGACGGATCATGGAAGACTTCATCGACAGTCCGGATCAGCGCCTGCCGCTGGCCTCGCAGGCAAACTTGCTCCGCGAATTGCGGGCCAGCGCGGCCAGCTTTGGACAGGCCCTGTCGAGCACGTTCGCAAAAGGCGTGATCGAGGGCAAGAAGTTCGAGGACGTGCTGCGCAACATCGGCCTCAAACTCTCCGAAACCCTGCTCAAGGCCGCCTTCAAGCCGGTCGAACTGGGCATCTCGAACCTGCTCAACGAGGGCTTCCGTTCGATTGCCGGTCAGGCAGGGGCGCTGGGCTCACTGTTTGGGGGGGCTCCGGGTGCGCCGATGGCGCTGCTGGGTTCCGTGCAGCCCTTTGCCGATGGCGGCGTCGTCGGCCAGCCCACCTATTTCGGCATGGGCCGGAACCTCGGCCTGATGGGCGAGGCCGGTGCCGAGGCGATCCTGCCGCTGGCGCGCGGGCCCGATGGCAAGCTCGGGGTCAGCGCCGGTGGCGGCCATGCCAGGCCGGTGAGCGTCACGGTCCATGTCAGCACGCCCGATGCCGACAGTTTCCGCCGCTCCGAAGGGCAGATCTCCGCCGCCGTCGCCCGCGCTGTCTCGCGCGGCAGACGGAACCTGTAGCGCCGCCATTTGCAGCGCTGTCGCTTGTCCGCCCTCTCCGGGCCAGCCCGAAGGAGACCCCATGTCCCTGTCCGATTTCCATGAAGTGCGCTTCCCGCTCGACATCTCGCGCGGGGCACGCGGCGGGCCGACGCGCCGCACCGACATCGTCACGCTGGCCTCGGGGCGTGAGCACCGCAATGCCCGCTGGGCCCATTCGCGCCGCAGCTTCGATGCCGGCTATGGCATCAAGACCCTCGCTGGCCTGTCTGCCGTCGTCGCCTTCTTCGAAGAGCGCCGCGGACGGCTGATCGGCTTTCGCTGGCGTGATCCGCTGGACTGGACCAGTGCGCCGGCCGGCGGCGAGCCGACGCCGCTCGATCAGGTGCTTGGCACCGGCGATGGCGCGCGCACCACCTATCGGCTGGTCAAGCGCTATGGCGGGGTCGATGCGCCCTATGAACGCCCGATCAGCAAGCCGGTGGCCGGCTCGGTGCGCATCGCCGTGGCCGGCAGCGAGCTGGCTGCCTCGGCCTTCGCCGTCGATGTCACGACCGGTGCCGTTGTGCTGGCCTCCGCGCCGGCCATCGGCGCCGAGGTCACGGCCGGCTTTGCCTTCGACGTGCCGGTGCGCTTCGACACCGATGAACTCGCTGTCGAACTGGGCGCCTTCGAAGCGGGCGACATCCCGCGCATCCCCCTCATCGAACTGGCGATCTGACCCATGAAAACCTTGCATCCCGGCCTTGCCGCGCACCTTGCCGGCGGGGTGACAACCCTTGCCCGCTGCTGGCGGCTGACCCGCCGCGACGGCGTTGTCATGGGCTTCACCGACCATGATGGCGACCTGACCTTCGATGCCGTGGTGCACCGCGCCCGCTCCGGCCTCGAACCGAGCGAGGCCGAAGCGGAACTGGGCTTTGCCGTCGCCAGCCTTGATGTGGCTGGTGTGCTGCATTCGGCGGGCCTCACCGAAGCCGACATCACACGCGGGCTCTACGACGGGGCCAACGTCGAGACCTGGCTGGTGGACTGGAGCGAGCCTGACAACCGCCAGAGGCTCGATGTGATGGTGATCGGCGAGATCACGCGCGGCGATGTCGGTTTTGTCGCCGAATTGCGCAGTGCCGCGCACCGTTTCGATGAGGAACGCGGGCGGCTTTTCACCAGCCGCTGCGGGGCCGATCTTGGCGATGCGCGCTGCCGCTGGCCGGTGGTTCCTGTGGCGGCCGTGGTGTCGTCCAGTTCCGGGCCGGCCCACCTCATGGCCCTCGGCCTTGGGGCCCATGCCGCTGGCCGGTTCACCGGCGGCAAGCTGGCGTTCAAGACCGGGCCGAATGCCGGGCATGCGGTGGAAATCCGCCGCCACGGGCTGGACGGAGCGGTTGCCAGTTTCGATCTGTGGCTCGACATGCCGCATCCGGTCGGCGTTGGCGATGGCTTTGAGCTGACGCCGGGCTGCGACAAGAGCTTCGCCACCTGCCGCGGGACGTTCGGCAACGGCGTCAATTTCCAGGGCTTCCCGCACATGCCGGGCACCGACTACCTGCTGCAGGTGGTCGAGCCCGGCGCGCCGAAGCGGCTCGATGGCGGGAGCCTGTTCCGATGAGCCCGCGCCGCGACGTGGTCGATGTCGCGCGTGGCTGGATCGGCACGCCCTACCAGCACCAGGCCTCGCTGAAAGGGGTCGGCTGCGATTGCCTCGGCCTCCTGCGCGGCATCTGGCGCGAGCGCTTCGGGTCCGAGCCGGAGGTGGTGCCGCCCTATGCGCCGGACTGGGCCGAGAGCCTCGACCGGGCTGCTGCCAGCCGCGAGCCGCTGATCGCTGCCGCCATGCGCCACCTGTCGCCGGTCGAGGCCGGGGCCATGCAGCCGGGCGACGTTCTGATCTTCCGCTGGCGCAGCCACCTGCCGGCCAAGCATCTCGCCATCCTCAGCGCGCCAGACCTGATGATTCACGCCCATGACGGGGCCTCGGTCTGCGAGGTCGCGTTCAACCCGTGGTGGCAGCGTCACCTCGCTGCCGTCTTCCGTTTTCCGGAGATCAGCCCATGACCACCATTGTCCTGCAGGCCGCCGGCACCGCCATCGGCTCGTTCTTCGGAGGACCGCTGGGCGCGATGGCCGGGCGCGCCCTCGGCGCTGTGGCAGGCAGCTACATCGACGGCCAGCTTTTCGGCGAGAAGCAGAAGGCCCGCACCATCGAGGGGCCGCGCCTGCGCGAAATGGACGGGCTCGCCTCGCAGGATGGAGCGCCGATCCCCAAGGTCTATGGCCGTGTCCGGATCGGCGGGCAACTGATCTGGGCCACCCGTTTCGAGGAGAGGGTTTCGACCACCATCCGCAAGGCGGCGGCCTCGGGCGGGAAGGGAGCGCCGCAGCGCCCCGCCAGCGTCGAGGAGCGCAGCTACAGCTACTCGGTCAACCTCGCCATCGGCCTGTGCGACGGGCCGATCGCAATGGTGCGCCGCGTCTGGGCCGATGGCCGCGAAGTGGACCTGACGCGTGTCACCATGCGGGTCTATCCTGGCGATCACGATCAGCAGCCCGACGCGCTGATCATTGCCAAGGAAGGTGCGGGGCAGGCCCCGGCCTATCGCGGCACGGCCTATGTGGTGTTCGAGCGCTTCCCGCTCGGCAGCTACGGCAACCGCGTGCCGCAGTTCAGCTTCGAGGTCGTGCGGGCGCTGCCGGGTCTGGGCGCACAGGTGCGCTCGGTCAATCTCGTGCCGGGTTCCTCGGAATTCGCCTACGAGCCGGCCAGGGTCACGCGGCCCTTCGGCATCGGCAATTCCATGCCCGAGAACCGCCACCAGCTCCAGGCCGGCAGCGATGTCATCGCCTCGCTCGACCAGTTGCAGGCGCTTTGCCCCGGCCTTGCCAGCGTGCAGATCGTTGTGAGTTGGTTCGGCGATGATCTGAGAGCGGGCCACTGCACAGTGGCCCCGCGCATCGACAATGCCATCAAGGTCACGTCCGGTGCCACCTGGCGCGTCGCCGGCCTCGTCCGCGCCAATGCCAGGCGGGTGACGCTGGTCGAGGGCCGGCCAGCGTATGGCGGCACGCCGTCCGATGCCTCGGTGCTCGCCCTGATCGCGGAGGTGAAACGGCGCGGGCTCAAGGTGGTGCTCTACCCCTTCCTGATGATGGATATCGGCCCGGCCAACAGCTTGCCCGATCCTTCCGGCGGGGCCGCCCAGCCGGCCTTTCCGTGGCGCGGCCGGATGACCTGCGATCCCGCGCCGGGCCAGCCGGCCAGCGTCGATGGCACGGCGGCAGCGGCAGCGCAGGTCGCTGCCTTCGTCGGCACTGTCGGGCCATCGGACCTGGCGCTGGCCGGCTCCGCGGTGGTCTGCGCCAAGCCGGGCGAGTGGAGCTTCCGCCGCCATATCCTGCACTATGCCCGCCTCGCCGGCGCGGCAGGCGGTGTCGATGGCTTCATCATCGGCTCGGAGATGGTCGGGCTCAGCCGGGTGCGGTCGGCGCCCGGCCTCTATCCTTTCGCGTCTGCGCTGGAGGCCATCGCGGTTGATGCGCGCGCCATGCTCGGTCCCACGACCCGCATCACCTATGCGGCGGACTGGACCGAGTATGGCGCGCATGTGCTGGACAGCGGCAACGAGGTGCGCTTCCCGCTCGATCCGCTCTGGGCCTCGCCCGCCATCAGCGCGGTCGGCATCGACTACTATCCGCCGATCAGCGACTGGCGCGACGGGGTCGACCACGCCGATGCCGCGCAGGCCCGCTCCGCCCATGATCTTGCCTATCTGGCGGCGCGCCAGCATTCAGGCGAGGCCTTCGACTGGTTCTATGCCAGCCCGGCGGCGCGCGCGTCACAGACCCGCAGCGCCATCAGCGACGGGGCCTTCGCCAAGCCCTGGATCTACCGGCCCAAGGATCTGGCGGGCTGGTGGGCGAATGCCCATGTCGAGCGAGTCGGCGGCGTGGAACTGGCCGTCGCAACAGCCTGGCAGCCGGGATCGAAGCCGCTCTGGCTGACCGAGATCGGTTGCCCGGCGGTCGACAAGGGCCCGAATGCGCCCAACGTCTTTCCCGATGCCAAATCGGCGGAGAGCGCCCGTCCGTTCTTCTCGGACGGCACGCGCGACGATCTGGCACTGCTGAGGGCGCTTGAAGCGCAGATCGGCGTCATGGACCCGGCCTCGGCCCTGTTTCGCGCCGCTGCCAATCCGCTGCTGGGCAGCGGCCCGCAGCGCATGCTCGATCCTGCCGACATCGCTGTCTGGGCCTGGGATGCGCGCCCGTTCCCGGCCTTCCCCATGCTGGAAAACATCTGGAGCGACGGCGAGAACTGGCATACCGGCCATTGGCTGAATGGCCGTCTTGAAGCTGCGCCGCTTGATGCCCTCATCGCCGCGATCCTCGCCGACTACGAGATCGCACCTGCGAGCCGCCTCGATGTCGACCATGTGGTCGAGGGCTATGTCATCGACCGGCCGATGTCGGCGCGCCAGGCGCTGGAGCCGCTGACCCGCCTGTTCGGCCTCGATGCCGGCTTCGATCAGGGCCGTCTGATCTTGGGTGGCCGCTCCAGCCGTCCGCCGCATCCGATCAGCACTGAGGATCTGGTGCCCGATGCCGGGCTCAAGCCCTTCCGCCTGCGCCGTGCGCAGGAGACGGAACTGCCGCGCGAACTCAGGATCGGCTTCATCGACGGGGCCTGGGATTATCTGGCAGCGACCAGCCGCTCGCGCCGGCTGGCGGGTGCGGCGCGGCGGGAGGTGTCGCTGGAAGCGCCGCTCGTGGCGAGCCGCGCACAGATCGACAGCCTCGCCGACCTGCGCCTCAAGGAGGCCTGGATCGGGCGCGAGACGCTGACCCTCCAGGTGTCACCGCGCCAGATCGCCCTTGAGGCCGGCGATACGATCAGCTTCGCGGTCGATGGCCGCACGCGTCTGTTCCGCATCACCGAGACGGCCGATGGCGAGGTGCGCCGGCTGACGGCTGTCAGCACCGAACGTGCGCCCGCAGCGCCTGTCGCGGCGGTGGTCCGGCCGCGCCCGCCAGCGCCACCGGAACTGGCTGGCATGCCTTTCGCCGTAGCGCTGGAACTGCCGGGCATGCTCGGCAGCCAGCCTGTGCTGCAACACCTCGCGGTGCATGCGGCCCCCTGGCCGGGCGCGCTCGACGTGCTGCGCAGTTCCGGCGGGGCGAGCTTCGAGGCGGTCACCTCCGTCCGCTCGCCGGCGCTTGTCGGACGCCTGCTGGCCGATCTGCCGCCGGGGCCGCTTTGGTGCTGGGACATGGCCCATGCAGCCGAGATCACGTTCGAGGCTGGCGATCTGCAAAGCGTCAGCGACCTTTCGGCGCTGGACGGTGCCAACACCTTCGCCGTTCAGGGCCCCGACGGGCGCTGGGAACTGTTCAGCGCCGCCCGGATCGATCTGATCGGCGCGCGCACCTACCGGCTGTCCCGGCTGCTGCGCGGGCTGGCCGGTTCCGAAGAGGCGGCCACCCGGCCCGCTCTGGCCGGTGCGCTGGTGGTCGGCGTCGATGAGGCGCTGGTGCCGTTGACCACGGCGCTCTCCGATCTGGGCCGCGAACTGACCTATCGCGTGGTGCCATCAGGCTTCGATGCTGCCGATCCGTCGGTGCTGGAACTGGTCGCGGCGGCCGAGGGGCTGGCCCTGAAGCCGCTGGCGCCGGTGCACGTCAAGGCGCGGCGCGGGCCGGGCGGTGTGGCTCTCAGTTGGATCCGGCGCAGCCGCATCGATGGTGACAACTGGGAATTGGCCGACCCGCCGCTCGGCGAAGCCTTGGAGCGCTATCAGGTCGCCTTGTTCGACGGCACCGTGCGCAAGCGCAGCGCCATCACCGCCACGCCGTCCTGGCTCTACAGCCCCGGCGAGGAACTGGCCGACTTCGGCAGCCCCCGCAGCACGCTGGATGTCGCCATCGCGCAGATCAGCGAGACCACCGGCCCCGGCTTCGTCCGGCGCGGGCTGGTCCGCATCCGGTGAGTCCATGTCCCCTTCCGCCACGATCCCATCAGGAGCCCGCCCATGGCCCGCGAGAACCTTGCCGCCGCCCTTGCGCTGATCTTTCGGCACGAGGGTGGCTATGCCGATCATCCGCTTGATCCGGGCGGTGCCACCAATCGCGGCATCACCCGCGCCACGCTCGCCCGTCATCGCGGCAAGCCTGTGTCGAAGGCGGAGGTTCTGGCCCTTTCGGAGGCCGAAGCTGCAGCGATCTACCGGGCCAGCTACTGGAACGCCATCCGGGCCGATGATCTGCCCTCCGGCATCGATCTTGTGGTCTTCGATGCGGCGGTCAATTCCGGCCCTGCGCGGGCGCTGCGCTGGTTGCAGGAGAGCCTTGGCCTGCCCGCCACCGGCCTTGCCAATGCCGCCACGATTGCCGCCGCCCGCCGGGCCGATCCGCGCGCCGTGATCGAGGCCTTCAGCCGCCAGCGCCTGTCCTTCCTCAAGCGCCTGTCCACCTGGGCCAGCTTTGGCCGGGGCTGGAGCCTGCGCGTCGCACAGACCCGAAAGGCTGCCCTGGCATTGGCCGGGCCGGGCAGCATCCCGTCAGGCCGCAACAAGGAGACCTTGCCCGTGACCGATACCAAATCCCTGCTGACCTCCCGCACGTTGTGGGCCAATCTCGTCGGCCTTGCCGCCATCGCGCTCTCGATCTTCGGTTTCGACACCAGCGCGGTGGACAGTGCCGGCCTGGCCGAGGCCATTGCCCAGGTTGTGGCCGGTCTCAGCTTTGTCGCCTCGACCGTCTTTCGCATCACCGCCACCAAGCGGCTCGCCATGATGTGATGGCATCCGGGCGTGCATCCGCCGCACGGCACGCCCACAATCACCGGCATGGCCATTCATCAGCAGTTCAGCGCATCGGGATTAGCCAGTCGTGCCATGGGAATGCGGGCTCTTTCTGTCCTGATGGCGACGTCTGTCGCTGGCCGTGGCCTGATGGCCATGGCCGGTGCGGCAATGGCCGTGGCGGCTTGCCTGACAGCGATGCCGGTCCTGCTGGCATCCGGCGCGCTGGCCCAGAATGCCTGCCTTACCAGCGAGCAGATGCGCGATGCGGTCGGTGCCGGCCATGCGGTGACGGCAGCCATCGCCACCCGCGCCGCGCGCGGTGCCAGCGAGGGCGAGGTGGTGCGGGTGCGCCTGTGCCGCGAAGCGCAGGGCAAGGACGACCAGAAGCTGGTCTACCGCATCACCATGCTTCACCGCGATGGCCGCGTCGGGCACGTGACGGTGGACGGCACTTCGGGCAAGATTGCCGACGTGCGCTGA